GTATATGGATTGGCCTCTGCCTTCAGAAGGATGCCACCATTCGCAATGACAACTACGGCTTCAACGTACTTGCCTTCTTCTTCGACATCATCTTCCATCGCCTCCGCTAAGAGTTCGCGAGGCACAAGTCCGTAGTATTTGGTTAGGCGGATCTTGTCGTCGTTATAAATCGTAATGTCTTGGTCTGGCTCAAGGTCGGTATCTGGCGCGGCTGGGCCAACATACACATCACGATAAATGCCCTGCTCTTGAAGTTGCTCTACATGGTGTTTGCTAACAAACTCATCAATGCACACACCCAACGCTTCATCCACGCTAGTTGCCACAGGATCAATCAAAAAGTTCTGCGGCAGAATAGGACGCAGTTTTACCTTGACTCGCTCAGTAACGTTAATGCCCACGGCCTGAAGGTCGCCATCCATGATGGGCTGAGTCGCTGGCACCATTTCTTTCATTTCTTCGATGACAACTTCGCCGATGCCTGTACCGAATACAGCGGCATTTATCAGGCACTCAGCTACGGCCTTTCGGACCATGCAGTCTTCAAAGTCTTCGGTTAGCTTGTTGCGTAGAAACAGAACATCTTGGCGCTCGGTGTCTCCCATGTTGTCAGAGACGTCAAACCACTTTCCTCGGCCAAAGGTTGCTTCCTCAAGCTCTGCTACATTAGACTCAACGGCTTGCTGAAGTGCAGGAGAGATAATACGGGAACGCTCAGAGCGACGCTCGCTATCAGCAGGATCCCATATTCCTCGCCATAGTCTGTAATACTCTTCAAAACGGCTTTCGTAATTCGACTCATAGTAGTCGCGCCAATCCTCACATTTAGTTATGACCCAACCTTCAATTGATTCTTCAATTATGATTGGGTCTGATTCGTAAAGTTCGCTCATATTAGTACCCTGCTACCACATCTAAAATTTCGTGGTCTTCGATTTCATATTCGTAGTCGTACGCTACGTTAGCCAGCTGGTCAATATACGCGAGCGCATCAACCAAGTCATCGTGTGTCAAAGGATCAGGGAACTGAAACAATTGGTCAAGGAATCTAGAATTCCATTCCCCCTTGTTTAGCGTAATAAAGCCGTTTTCAAAACGACCCTGCAACGCCCACATGATTCTATCTGTTTTCTTCTTGTTACCGTGAGTTAATTCTTCAACTCTAAAAAAAGTACCATATCTTTTTTGGAGATCGGCTAACGGAGACATCACCGCCTGTTTTGCAATGCCTCTTTCGATTCCAACACTGACTGGCTTGTAGTCTCTAACAGCCTGAAATATTTTGGCCGCTGTCTCGTCAAGACTCCATCGTCCATAAATAATATTATCGACATACCAACCATTAGGGCTGACTTTGACAACGGCAATTGCTGTGTCGTCCAGTTTCGTATTTTTTGTTTTTTTCTTGTTGACCTCTTCAAAACCCGCCAAGTCAACTGCAATGTAGTAGTCTCCTACATCCGGCTTATCTTCACTAAAGACAACCCAATCCTCCTTAAACATCTCTGACCCACGCGCTTCAAAGCTCGCCATAAATTCTTGCCTAAACGCATAAGACGACATAGAGCGTTTAGCAATGTCAATTTCGTCTGCATCCAGTAATGGATTGTCGTAAGAAGTAAAGTGCCAAGCACGGTACGTTTCATCATCGCCTAACTCCGCATATTTATACAATTCATAGAAGTGGTTCCTCCCCATTGGCGTACCAATGAACATCGCACAGCCCTTCTGATCCGCCAAGGCGGGTCTCAAAATCTGCTCGAATACTTCCGGCTTCATGTCGGCGTATTCGTCCATTACTAAAAACTTAAGGCTGACACCTCGCATTGTCTCGGGTCGGTCGGCACCTTTGAGACTAATAGTTGCTCCGTTGACGAGCTTGATTTGCAAGTTGTTGATATGACTGCCAGCAATAACAGGATGCCCAAGCTCCAAAAGGGTTTGCCACATGATGTCCCGGGCTTGTCCTTGTGTTGGAGCAACATAAAATACGTGTCCCCTATCGGCCTGCAAAGCATTTACTATTAACATCCACGCGGCTAGTCTGGATTTTCCGGTACGCCTTCCTGCCGCTACAATTTTAAAGCGCGTATCGTCTGCCCAGACCTTTTGTTGCCATGGCAGTAGTTCAATGTTTAAGTCAGTCAAGTTCGTCTAACTCTTCTTCGGTTAGCTCCCGCTCGGTAGCGCCTGCCTCTGCAAGCATTCCGTTTAGCTCAACAGGAGAGTTAAATTTATACATCACCGCTGGTACTGCCCTGCGGCCTGTTAGTGTCTCAACCATGTCCCAGCCAGCCTGCCCCGGCGGTATTTTTACATACTTATGGTCAATGTCGTATTTGGTCAGCTTGGTTCTAATAGCCTTACAGCCCTTACACCAATCTGCGCCGAGGACGATAACCATATCAGTCGAAGTTATTGAATCCTGCTGATCGCTCAACAAGATCTAGCGTCACAGCAAACTCTACATCACCAGCACTGCCGGTTTGACACTTAACTACTTCTCCTGCTTGAATCACAAACAACGGAATCGGCGATTGACCGCCTAATGTTTCCTTTCCCCCGCCAGCTACGTTATTGCCATCAAAAAAATACAGCTGATTTACACCTGCACTATTTTCCCATTTAAGAGTTACGGAGTTTGTACTGCCACCATGATTAGCAATAAAGATGTAATGGATGTTTGCAACATATCCACTAGGGACAGTGAATAGTGTTGTCTCTGCGGTGCCTGTTAGAGTTGTGTGCGAGGTAGTAAGCATTAAGAATACGTCCACATAACGGGAGTTGTCTTACGGGAGTCTACGTGAACAAAGGTTCTGGCGACACCGACGCCCCCGAATCCTAGTTTGAGCGCGTTATGTACAATGTTCATGCGCTCTACGCCGTTTGATACGGCAATATCAGCCGCGATTCCTTGATTATGAGTGCCAGGCTCAGTTTTTCTAGCCTCATCCGGGTGTGTTGCGTCCCGATAGCCCGAGGTAATGCGAAAAGGGAAGCCGCAAGCCTCTCTTAGGAAGTCTAATTGCTCTAGAAAATCCGAATCCATTTCATTTTTGTTGGTGTGCGTGCAGTTAAACTCTTCCAACCTAAAGTATTTCACCATTGTCCCCATCAATTACTGTGGGTTGGATAGTAGTTGGGTCAATATCCTTGACCTCTGCTGTACCCACACCTGTTATGTTAATCTGAATAGCAGATTTCCCGCCATTTTGCACGACATCTTTCTCAAAAGCCGCCACAGGTAGTATCCGATCCATTACTAACTTCCAAGCCGCCGCTTGATTCTTGTGATCGTGGTCGAGTGCGGCATCAAAAATGGTATCGAGTACCCGTTTGGACTTAGGGGACGCCAGCATACGAGATTTATACTCGTTAATAATCGCGGCATCACCCTTTGGGCGACCTATCTTCCCTCTTCCCCCCGGAGAGTTCTTAGCCAAATCTTTCTTGGATGGCCTACCAGACTCCTGTTTGCGCTGTTTGATCTCACGCTTTCTTCGTTGAACGTATGATTCTTCCATAAATTTTAAGTAAGTCTAATTACCGACCCACCCTCCCTATCCTATATATATACCTTAAGTTAAACAATACTCCGATCCCTCTTTTTTTACTTAAAATTTCAGAATGCCCAGAATGCCCCTAATGCCCCACTTTTAGGGGGCGGTTTGACTATACCTTAGAACTTAACGGAATTAAAACTACGCCGATATAATCAAACGAATCAGACACTTAAAGTAATCCGAAATCACCTTTTTTTGTATCTGGGGGGGAACTATATATCCACCGAAGTTGCATTACCCTCCCCCGGTGCTAAATTTACTCATCTTTTACACTAAATGACCTGGCAGATTTGATATACATCACGTCAACCCTTAGAGGTGCCATTAATAATATCCTGCAATACTGATACAGGTGCCAATGAGTATGTGTCCGTGAAGTAGCCCCAAGACCCATTGGTTCCCACTAGACAGTAATCACCGTCAGCTCTCTGAACTCTATCGAGATACTACCAACATCGGAGGCTCGCTGTAAGGCTACGGTTTACCTTGGTAATCCCTTCATACGGGATTCCCTGCGGCACGTCCGCTGGACTAAACCGCTTTACAGCCGCTCGCGCACGCGCGCTTTTTACATGACCGGGTGAACTACCTCGGCTTCGCTATCGCTACGGGCCGCTCACACTCCCGATATCCGTTCGAACCTACCCTCGGTTTGCTAGCGCAAACGTTCACCCACCCATGTTGCGCGTGCAGTCAATAGCATGGGCGAGGAACAGGCCAAGAGTCGTGAGCAAAAACTTGTTCGCTTCTTAGGTCGCGAAAACTTTTACTTCTGCTCTTGACCACCAGACTTGTCCGAGTCCGCATCATTCCCGGATAAAC